GCAGATCGGCTCGTCCGGCAACTCCGCGAAGATCGGCTCGTCCGGCAACTCCGCGAAGATCGGCTCGTCCGGTTACTACGCGCAGATCGGCTCGTCCGGTTACTCCGCGCAGATCGGCTCGTCCGGCAACTCCGCGAAGATCGGCTCGTCCGGCAACTCCGCGCAGATCGGCTCGTCCGGTTACTACGCGAAGATCGGCTCGTCCGGCAACTCCGCGCAGATCGGCTCGTCCGGTGACTGCGCGAAGATCAACAGCACCGGGGAAGACGCTGTGATTATGTGCGCGGGCAGAAGATCAAAAGCAAAAGGCAAAAAGGGGAGCTGGATCACGCTTGCGGAATGGGTGAAAGATGAAGAAAAAGGACGCTATGTGCCGATCTGCGTAAAAACAGAGCGTGTAGACGGCGAAAAAATCAAAGAGGACACTTATTACACGCTGAAAAACGGAGAATTTGTGGAGGTAGAAGAATGAAAAAGTATGAATATGTAGGCTTGGATGTAAGTGTAGAAAAAAGCGCGACAGATGCGGCAACATGTTACATCGAAGCAGTACGCCGGTATCTGGAATCTGAAAAATTCCCGCAGGTTGAGACCATCGCGGCGATTCTCGGATTGCAGAAAGTAGAAGAAAACAAAAAAGAAGGAGAAAAAGAAAATGAATGAATTAAAGATCGAAATTAGCCAGGAACCGGCTGTGATCCGGTGCAATTTTGAGGATGTGAAAGATAGGTTGTCCGAAAAGATGGCGGAGTATCAGGGAGCGGTATTCACTGAGGAATCTAAGAGCGTGGCTAAGGCGGAACTGGCGTCTCTCCGGAAGACCAGAGAAGAAGTAGAGAAACGTCGGAAAGAAGTAAAGGCGCAGTGCCTGGTGCCTTACAACGACTTCGAGGAGAAGGTAAAAGAGCTTCTTGAAATCATCGACGAACCGATCTGCCTGATCGATAGTCAGCTGAAAGAGATGGAGGCAGAGCGCATCCGCAAGCGTCATGGGGATGTTGAGAAGCTGTATGCAGAATGCGCAGGTGAATGGGCGGAGTACCTGCCACTCAAGGAGATCTATGTGAAAAAGTGGGACAACGCCACCACCAGCCTGAAACAGATCGAAAAAGAGCTTCTGGCGATGGCTGAAAAGGTTGCTTCTGAGATTGGCATAATCCGCAATACGCAGTCGGAGGTTGTGGAAGATGCGTTGCAGGTCTATCAGAAGAGCCGTGACCTTGGTGCCGCCCTTACCCGGATTAATATATACGAGGACAATAAAAAGCGGGCATTGGAGGCGGAACGCATCCGCCGCGAGCAGGAAGAGGAGCAGCGCCGGCAGGCTGAGATTGAGAGAGCACGGGAGGAAGAGCGAAAAAAAATCGAAGAAATCGCCAAGGCCAGAGAAGAAGAGCGAAAAAAGGCGGAAGAAACGCTGAAAGCGGCGGCAGTTGCAACAAAAGATCCGGAAGTACCATTTTTCCTTGAAGATGAAGAAGATGACTTGCCATTTCCTCAGCCGCAAACGGTAACAGCCTTTTACAAGGTGGTTGCTACAGAAGAAGAACTGGAACGTGTAGAGATGGCATTTAACAGCATCGGCATTTGGTTTGAAAGGAGGGACGCTTAATGACGGAAAACACGACATATCCGATGATCTACAGATCTATAGCGGGTGTTATCACGGATGTTGGAGCTGTTGGAAAAAACAAAATGAATGAACAGCAAAAATTCAAATTTAGAAGCATTGATGACGTTTACAACGCACTGCATCCGGCACTTGCAAAAAACAAGGTTGTAATCGTCCCGAATATTCTGGAACGAGATGTGAAAGAACTGCAAACAAGAAACGGTTCAATGATGCATTATGTGACCTGCAAAATCAAATTCACATTTTATGCGGAGGATGGTTCCTCTGTCGAATCGACCATTGTAGGAGAAGCGATGGACACAGGAGATAAGGCAACCAATAAGGCAATGGCAATTGCTTACAAATACGCTTGTTTCCAGGTGTTCTGCATTCCAACGGCGGATATGGTAGACGATCCAGATGCAGAATCTCCAGAAGCACGAAAAACAAATGAACAATCAACTGCGGATGCAGGGAAATCATTAATTAACGAGGAAATGGTACGCAGAATCAACGCTGAATTAAGCCGTACCGGTGTGAGAAAAGAACAGATTTTTGCATTATTTGGAGTCGATGCATTAGAAAAATTGAATATTCTGCAGTACAACAAAGCAATGAAAAAATTACAAAAGACACCGAATGCAGTAGAGATGCCAACGGGTGATGCATAATGCACGCTCTGGCTGAAATCGTAAAATCCGTGGAAAAAGACGGTGATACGTGGCTTGTAGTGCGGCTGCCGAAAAGCAGGCTGAAAGAAGAAATTGAAAATAAAACCATCACGAACACAGAAATGCGTTTCGACGATGGGCGGCACATCTCCAATCTGCAGCGGAAGAAAGCATACGCGACCATCCGGGATATAGCTATTGAGTTGGGCTATCTCCCGGAGGAGATGAAAGAGATTATGAAATGTAACTACATGATCGAGACAGGAGAACCGTATTTCTCCCTTTCAGACTGTTCAGTGGGGACGGCACGGGATTTCATCACGTTTCTGATGGATTTCGTGCTGAAAGAGGGAATACAGCTCTCAGACAGCGGAATAGAACGCGCGGATGACGTTGGAAAATACTTATACGCGTGTATCAAGCACAGAAAATGCGCGGTATGCGGGAAAAACGGTGAAATACACCATGTTGATACAATAGGCATGGGAAATGACCGGCGGCGGGTGGATGATTCTGGATACCGGAAAATCTGCCTGTGCAGGACGCACCACACGATCGCGCATCAACGCGGAATGCCGAGCTTCGAAAAAATGTATCACGTATACGGAATTGTTGTAGATGATAACCCGGATGGGAAGTCATAGAGTCCAGCATGGAACTGTCAACAGAGTATCTCAAAACGGTTCATGTTTTATATGTCACGACAAAAAAGGCGGCTGGCTGGAGCCGCCGGAAAGGGGCAGAGATGCCGATTAACAGCAAACAGAAAGGGAAACGCTTCGAGCTGGAGCTTTCCAGAAAGTTCCGGGAGTATGGCTACACGGAGTCCCGCCGGACCGCGCAATACTGCGGAAATACCGGTGACGCATCCGATGTTGTAGGCCTCCCGGGAATCCACGTGGAAGCGAAACATCAAGAGCGAATGCAACTCTATGATTGGATAGATCAGGCGAAACACGACGCGAAAGAAAGTGGAAAAGACGTTTTGCCCGCAGTATTCCACAAAAGAAACAATCATAAGATCCTGGTCACGATGGAACTCGACGACTGGATGACAATATTCCGCGAATACGAAGCGGGAATGAGTCTGAAAGAAGGTGCGGACGATGGGCGAGGTTAAGTGGGTTAAGATGTCGATAGACATGTTCGATAATCGAAAGATCAAGTATCTGCGCGGCCTGCCGGAGGGAAACAACATCGTTCTTATCTGGGTCATGCTGCTGACGCTGGCAGGGCGGTGCAATTCCAACGGCTATATTTTCCTTACCGAAAACATCCCGTACACTCCGGCGATGCTCGCAAATGAGCTTGGATTCCCAGAAAGCACGATTCTGGTAGCCATGAAAGCGCTGGAAAGTATGGGAATGATAAGCCGAAACGAGGAAAACACGCTTCTGATCCCTGGATGGGAAGAACATCAGAACGTAGCCGCGTTGGAACAGATCCGGGCGAGCAACCGGAAGCGGCAGGCGCGGTACAGGGAACAGGCGAAAATAGAAGCTGTGGAGCAGGAAACACCACCGCCGGTAGAGGAGAAGCAAGAGGAACACGAAGAACCAGAAGAGCCGAAGTTGGCGAAAAAGGCGGAGGAAACCAAAGAAGCAAAGATTCTTTTCGAGCGGTTGTGGAGCCTGTATCCGAACAAAAAAGGCAAGGGGCAGGTAAGTGATACAGCAAAGAAAAAACTGCTTAAAATCGGGCATGAAGAGCTTGAGAGAGCAATTCAGAGGTATAAGACGGAACTGGAAAAGGAGGACTGGAGAAAACCGCAGTACGGCAGTACCTTTTTCAATTCTGGTTACGTGGACTATCTCGACGAAAATTATGAACCGGGGAAAAGAGAACAGCAGAAAGAGAACAAATTTAACAATTTTCAGCAGCGGGAGTATGATTTCGCGGCGCTGGAGCAGTCATTGATAGGAGGTTAAGGATGGTATCTGTAATCAAAACAGCAATTATCTGCGCTACAGTAGCGTTTTGCTTCTACCAGATGATGAAACACTAAAAAAATAGGGGAGGTGTCTATGAGCAACAAGCTTAAGAAAAAGCCGTCAACTAAGTTAAGCCCTGAGACGATGACGGCCGCAGAAGTGAGCGGGATCACAGGCGTAAAGCTTGAGATCCTGCGGAAATGGGTGGACAGGATGCAGAGAAACCTGTCCGAAGCCTACCAGAAAGAAGCACAGGAAAAGCTGCTGAAAGCAGAGGACTGCATCAGCGCGGCGAACGTCGTGTGCTCGGCACTGGCGATCTATGAGACATGGGGGTACAAAAAGGCGCTTGACCGGTACATGGACAACTACACTGCGGCAGTACGGAAGATGAACAGTGTAGGTCTGGCTAAGATGTACGAGGAGTTGCACGAAAAGACCGGCGCGACGCTGGAATTTGAGGATATGGATCTCGCAAAAGAGTTTGGCTTTGGAGGGGCGGAAGAATGAAAGAAACGAAATACGATAAAAACAATTTCCCGGATGCTCTTCTGAAAGAATGGGATAAAACGAGAAAACAGATTCTCGGAAAGGAAGGAAAAGAGAATGGAGATCATCGGAATTGTTCTGTTCTGCGCGGTGATTCTCGCGTCAGCAAAACTAATGCTTGACCCGCCGGAACGGAAAAAAGATCCGAAAGAGGATGAGGAGCAGATGGAATACTTGGAAGCATGGAAGAAAAAACATGAAAGGACGGACAAAGAAAAATGATACCGAGAAAATTTACTGGAGAAATGCTGAAAGGAAGAAAAGCAACGCTGGAACGCGATATAAGAAATGTGGCAGGCGTAGCGATAGGGAAAGGGGCGACAGTTACAATTACGGAGGTTGTGCGCGGAAAAGGGCTGACAATTAAAACGGAGAAATGCCCACATTGCGGACAATATTCATACATCACAAGAGTACAGAGAGAGGATTTAACACTGCTACCAAATGTATAGTAGTATTTTGTGCGCTGGTAATCGGAGAAAGTGGAAGGAAAAGCATAAAAAATAACAAGCAAAGAAAGGAGCCAGCCTCCGGCCGGGGCAAGGGTATACCGGGCTTCTGAATGAAAAACATATGAATTTATTCGACAAGGTAAAATGCAAAGGCTTTTATAAAAAATTTAACGACGGAAAATGGTTGCGACTCGACAGAAAAACTTTAACTGCTGATGCAATGGACAATAATCTTGTGAGCATGGGCAATGATGGAACTGTCGAAAAAGACGTTGAGTATATCGAAAAAAACTATTTCAAACATGTTGACAAGAATTTCATCGGCGTAATCGTTGGGTATAAGGATATTGTTATAAAAGGTTATCTCGATTCAGTCTATCAAGAGGAATGTGATATAGGTGTCGGAGTTATTCCGGAAGCGTTTTATGTATCCAAAAGAGCGAAAGAAACTGTAAAATGTGCTGTTGTCTACTATGCGAATAACATGAAACACTATGTCCCTTTGGAAGATATTCTGGAGGTAATTCTATGAAAAAGAATCTTATCGTTGACTGTTTTGCGGGCGGGGGCGGTGCCTCCGTTGGCATCGAGATGGCACTGGGGCGGCCGGTAGATATAGCGATCAACCACGACCCGGACGCCATCCTGATGCACAAAACCAACCACCCGAACACACTGCATCTGACGGAGGATATCTTCAAGGTCAACTTGCGGAAATACGTCAAGGATCGGCAAGTAGCGTTGATGTGGGCTAGTCCGGACTGCACAAGCCATAGCAAAGCAAAGGGCGGTAAACCACGGGAGCGCGGTCTGCGTATCCTTCCATGGGCGGTGTATAAGCACGCAAAGGAGATTCTGCCGGATGTGATCCTGATGGAGAATGTGGAGGAGATACAGCAGTGGGGACCGCTGGACGCGAAAGGCTATCCGATCCCAGAAAGAAAGGGAGAAGATTATCAGAAATTTATCCGGTCGATGAAAAGCCTTGGATACATATTCGACTGCAGAGAGCTGGTAGCTGCCGATTATGGGGCACCGACCACCAGGAAACGATGGTATGCGGTGTTCCGGCGGGACGGAAAAGAGATCCGCTGGCCAGAACCAACGCACAGCAGGGGGAACACCGGTTTAAAGCGGTGGAAAGAATGCGGAGACTATATTGATTGGTCTGATCTCGGAACGTCGATATTTGACCGGAAAAAGCCGCTGGCAGAGGCTACGCAAAAACGAATAGCCAACGGGATAAAAAAATATATCATCGATGCACCGGAACCGTATATCGTAAAAAGTCAAGACGCATTAGCCTTTATCATCCAATATCACGGAGAGACGCGGGACGGGGACTCGAGAGGGCAACTTTTAACGGAGCCGATCAAGACGATCGACACCTCAAACCGGTACGGGTTGGTGACCGCGTTTGTCACAAAGTATTATAAATCTGGCATCGGGCAGGGATGTGATGAGCCACTGCATACCATAACGACTTCGCCAGGGCATTTTGGACTGGTATCTGCGTTTCTGATCAAATATTACGGGGCAGGATGCGGGCAAATGCTCGACCATCCGCTCGGGACGATCACCACAAAAGACCGGTTCGGATTGGTAAATGTGGTTTTGAACATCAAAGGTGAAAAATATATCATCTATGACATTTTCCTGCGAATGCTGAAGCCGGAAGAACTGAAGCTGATGCAGGGATTCCCAAAAGATTATATTATCAACCGGGATTACAACTGGAAAAGCTATCCGGTTGCAAAGCAGGTGGCGCGGATCGGGAACAGTGTAGTGCCGATTATGGCGCAGAAACTGGTAGAAGCCAACTGCCCATATCTGAAAGTAGGGGAACGGGTGCCGAATCTGAATATCGATGACAGCCAGGAACAGTTGAGATTTGCGTGAGGAAAAAGGAGAAGGAATGATAATTAAGAGTCAAAACAAAGATCTTGTGGTAGATACATACGGAAATCATTTCCGTATGTTCTGCGGACCGGACGGCCGGTATGGTATCGAGACAAGAGCAGGTGTAGTAGGAGTCTATAAAACAAAAAAGAAAGCAGAAAAGGTTCTTGATGAAATTGCTGAGCAAATTGGATGCTGCAAAGCAGATGAAATCATTTACGCGGGTAGAGGCATCGGCGGACTCCGTGTAACCGTGTATCAAGCGCTTGCACAGGAATATGTGTATCAAATGCCAGCAGAAGAGGAGGAAGAAGATGCTGATTAGAAGACAGGACAAGAAAGCAATCTTCAATATTGATACTTGCAGAGTGCTTTATGTGGCTGAGACGGTTGGAGGTTGTTTTAAAATCTGCGCAGACCAATTTGAACAGCTTGGAACTTACAAAACAGAAGAAAGAGCAATGGAAGTTTTGGACATGATCGCAACGCAGAGTGCGTTATGCAACGCAGGAGTTGCTGTGTATTTAGCGGATGAAATCGAAAAAGCTTGGTATATGGATATGCCGGAGGAGTGAAGACAGAATGACGAAAGAAGAGCTTGTGATAGGGAACAGATATAAGATCCGCCGCCCGTCAATCGCGGATGGCAACGTAAATTCGTATCAGTGGAGCGATGCAACTTTGGTTGATATCTCTACACATATTGCGGTATTCAGTGTGGGAGAGTATTGCGTCACCTACAAATTCTGTCAGTTAAGAGATGAAGTAAAAGAAGCGTAACGCAGAAAGGAGCTGCACCATGAGTATTCGGAGCACATTTTTGAAAGATTACGGGATTTCGAAAGAACTTGGGGATAAGATCGTATCATATTGCAGAAACGCGCAAGACTACGACCAGAATCTTATCTTGCAGGCTGCACAGAAGACTTGCCCGGAGATATCGAGCGCCCTGTTTGCGAATCTGACGCTTGGAATTGGGTATGACCGGATCAGCCAGGTGCAGTACATCCCAATGCAGCGGAAAGATTTCCAGGGATACAGGCGGAAGACAATCGAGGAGCTGTATAGATTGCTGCTTCTACATGGGAAGGAGTTAGAATGATAATCGGAGGGAAAGAAGTAAGCGAAATTTTGGTGCGTACGAAAGAAAATGAGTTGATTGTAAGTATCACAGATAAAAACGTTATCGTAAAAAACGGTTATGATGTGGATCTTTTACCATCAGCGGAGAAAAAATCCGAAGAAACGGAAAAATAATCTGATATTAAGCACAAAAAGGGTACAACGAAAATCCCCCATACAAGTACACTAAGAATAGAAGTGTATTAGTATGGGGGTGATTTTTATGCCTACAAACAAGACTTACGACAATCTCGAGAAAATGATCTTCTCCGGCGTGGGAGAATACGGGATTCCAGAGATTATCCCGGAGCAGTACGAACCGTGTGAGTGGATCGGATTTAACTACGCGGTCAGCACAGCGAAAAGAGCCGGGAAAGGAGTTCATTTCTTCTTGGATGACTACCAGTTCGAGCGGGTGTGGAATAACCCGGACAGGTATATTGATGTACTGAGAGACTATGACTATGTGCTTTCACCGGATTTCAGCATGTACACGGACTTTCCGAAAGCCATGCAGATTTACAACCATTACAGAAAACACTGGTGCGCGGCATATATGCAAATGAATGGACTTCGGGTAATACCTACGATCGCATGGAGCGACGAAAACTCATTTAGTTGGTGCTTTGATGGCGAGCCGGTGGGAAGCGTGGTGGCAGTATCCAGTGTGGGAACGCAGAACAGCAAGGCGAAAAAGGCGGCATCGACTGGAAAACAGGAAAGAAATTGAAGAGGTAAACGATATGGGCGGACGAGGGGGGCAAGCGGCATAGGCAAGAAAAGCCAATCCGCGTTGGACCCGAAAGCGAAAGAGCAGACGATCACGACATTCTACCGCCGGAATTCTATCTATGGTCCACACTATAGAGATGATGTGTATGAAGCGGTAGAACAAAAGAACGAAAAAGGCGGAATAGAGATTGTAAAAGCCTATGGAACGTTCGATAACAGCAACCCGAAAGCGAACACCAAAGACGTGACGTATAAAATCCAACATGGTATTGTGAGCTACGATGATTCCAGAGGAATTGAAAGTTACGGTATCAGATGGGACAAGGTAAGCAGCGTATCGGGACAAACCTACAACATACGAAGCATGTTAAAAGAAAAAGGCTTTCGGTGGGATGGAAAGACGAAGAGCTGGGTAAAGAAAGACTGATCGATAGGACGGGGAGGATATTATGGCAAACCTAAACGCGATCATTAAAAAATTGCAACGCGCGCTGGTGAAGAATGGGCAAATCGTGAAGATAGGGACAACACAGTTCTATTCGAAGGAGCAACAGAGAATGATAACCATGTATATACTCTCAACCCCTGTTGATTTCCTCGGGAAAGCTGGCGTGTGGAAACAAATGGACTATCAGATCATCAGGACAGCATCACAGCTTGACTTGCTGAACTGTCTGGTAGATATGTGGAGGGCACTGCAAGAATGGCAATAGACAGAGGTGATTAGATGAGCGTAACGAAAAAACAAAAAGATTTTTGCCATGAGCTGATGGAATGCGGAAACAAGGCGGAAGCGGCAAGAAAAGCGGGGTATTCTGAGAAGACAGCGCCGCAAATGGCAAGTGAGAACTTAAAAAAGCCGAATGTCAGAGAGTATTTACGCCATCTGGAGGAGCAAGTGGAGAGCGAAAAGGTCGCTACTATCAAGGAAATACAGGAATTTTACACTTCGGTTATGAGAGGTGAAATAAAGGATCAGTTTGGACTTGAAGTGTCGATTGATACTAGGATGGCGGCAGGCCGGGAGCTTATGAAACGAATTGAACTGACGGAGAAAACGAAAGCAAACGGCGAGGGTATCACGATTATCAACAACATTCCGCGCCCGGAGGGAAAGAATGGAAAGCAGCGTAAACGCAGTAAATCTAACTGACATCATAGCGCCTGCATTCTATTCTGTGCATTGGGATATTCTGGACGGAAACCACACCTATTATGATCTGTACGGCGGGCGTGGATCCGCAAAGTCATCATTCGTAGGTGCTGAGATTCCGTTTGGGATGATGATGGATGCGGAAAAAGGAGAGCACACAAACGCTGTAATATTCCGAAAAGTTGGAAATACACTGCGAGAGTCGGTATTTGAGCAGATTGCATGGGGAATTGATGCGCTCGGTGCAAATGATCTCTGGTCTGCGAGTGTAAGTCCTATGCAGTACACTTATAAGCCGACAGGACAGAAGATTATATTTCGCGGACTGGACAAGGCGAAGAAAACGAAGTCGATTAAGGCAAGCCGCGGATGGTTTAAATATCTGTGGTTTGAGGAACTTGACGAGTTCGCCGGAATCGAAGAAATCCGAACCGTACAGCAGTCCGTACTGCGTGGTGGCGATAAGTTCGTTGTATTCAAGACGTTCAATCCGCCGATCAGCCGGAGCAACTGGGCGAACGTATACGTTGAAGAGCCGAGAGAGGACAGTTACAGGCACAAGAGCGACTATACAAGCGTTCCTGTGGACTGGCTTGGACAGCAGTTCATCGACGATGCAGAACACCTTAAGAAGACCAATGAGCGCGCGTATAAGCATGAGTATCTCGGTATTCCGGTTGGACTTGGAACGAATATATTTGAGCTTCTTGAGATTCGAACCATTACGGACGAGGAAATACAGAAATTCCAGTCTATCTACCAGGGACAAGACTGGGGTTGGTATCCGGATCCAAAAGCATTTATTCGGGCGGCTTATGTGCCCAATCAAGAAAAAGTGTATCTGCTTGACGAACTGGGCGGATGTAAGATCAGAAATGCCGCCATGGCGAAGCAGATCAAAGATAAGAGCTATGATGATTATTCTATATACTGTGGTGTAGACGAAGAGGAAAGCATAGTAGACTTCCGAGATGCAGGACTTCCGGCCAGAAGAGCGCTTGTTACTCCGGGCAGCCGAAAATATACTTTCGAATGGCTCCAGTGCAGAACGCTTGTTATTGATCCGGCACGGACACCACGAGCATACAAAGAAATCATCAATTACGAACATGAAATTGATGCAAACGGAGAAGTGATAGCAGATTATCCAGACGGTGATGATCATTGGATAGATTCTCTCAGGTATGCTACGTCTCCAATATCAATGCGCAGGGGGTATAGTGCATAATGTGCGAATTTTGCGATGAGCTGAAGAACTGGAAAACATTAGAAAGATTCGATCAGCGTGCACGGTACATCTATCAGTGCAAGCTGATCCGTAAGACGATGGTCGAGACAAGAGCGGCGGGGAGCATCGAGGGAACGCCGCATAACGTCAATTACTGCCCGATGTGCGGCAGAAAAGTGACAGAGGGCTAGGAATGGGACTGATAACAACTATTAAGAGGTGGCTAAGCATGTTTTTTCGAAGCGAAGCGGAGCAGGCGTTTAACGTTGATACGATCGAATCCCCGGTAATGGATACGGTAATTAAAAAATGCGCTGCTGTTTATTCCGGAGAACCGCCGTGGAAAGATGTAAAAAACGGCATCCGAACAATTAATTTTGCAAAATCGTTAAGCTCCGAAACAGCGCGGCTTGCGACACTAGCAATTAAAATCACAATCGAGGGATCAGCAAGGGCGGAGTGGCTGCAGCAACAGACGGATGCAGTGTTTTTCAGTATCCGAAAATGGGTGGAATATGGCTGTGCGTATGGAACGGTAGTCATCAAGCCGAACGGGAAGACACTGGATGTATTCACGCCGGATGAAGTGCTTATAACCGACTATGACAACCAGAATATCACCGGAATGATATTCAAAGACACGTACACACAGGGAAAATGGTACTACACACGACTGGAATATCACCGATTTGAAAAAGAAAAGCAGGGCGATGATACAGTTCGCCCTTACTATATTTCCAATCGGGCCTATCGGTCGAAAACACCGGATTCAATCGGCGATCCGGTGGCTCTGAAAGATACGAAATGGTCTGAGCTTATGGCAGACTCTCCGCCGATTCTGAAAGCGAACGGAGAAAGCCTGGATGGCCCGATGTTTGGCGTATTCGTGACACCGCAAGCGAATAACGTAGATAAGTCTACGCCACTCGGCCTGCCGGTATATGCCGAAGCGCTGGAAGAACTGAAAGATCTTGATATTGCGTATTCCCGCATGACCGGAGAAATCCACGACAGTGAACGAATCGTTCTGGCAGATGATCGGTTATTGTCTCCGGCTGGCATTCCGGTCAATAAGATGACCCCGGGAGCAGCCGCAACAACGCACCTGCCGAAGTATGTCCGCAACGTGTACGGAGAAGGAGCGGATACATTCTATCAAGAGATTAACCCGACACTCAACACCGAGGTAAGAGTTAATGGTATCAATGCGCTATTATCTCAAATCGGCTATAAGGCGGGCTTCTCAAACGGCTATTTTGTATTCGACCAGAAAACCGGCATGGTAACGGCAACACAAGTTGAATCCGATGACCGTCGGACGATCCAGTACATCAAAGATGTTCGGGATCAGCTCGAGAAGTGCATGGATGCCGTCTATTACGCGCTGAGCGTCTATGCGGATCTGTACGGCGAGAGTCCGGCAGGGGAATACGAAGTAACGTATGATTTCGGTGATATTACGTACAACCGCGAGGAGGACCGTGCACGCTGGTGGAATTACGTTAATGCCGGAAAAGTACCGGCGTGGATGTATTTCGTCAAGTTCGAGGGATTCTCGGAGGAAGACGCAAAGGCAATGGTCGAAGAAGCCACTCCGAAAGAGGACGAGCTTTTTGACAGCAAATATAAGGAGGAATGATAACATGGATATGAGTGGAGTAGCAACAGTAGTCTGCATCACAGTAGTCTGCTATCTGGTAGGCATGGTGATGAAAGCAACGGATATTAGCAACAAGTGGATTCCGTGCGCAGTAGGATTGGCGGGAGCGGTGCTTGGCGTTGTTGGTATGTACACAATCCCGGACTTTCCGGCGCATGACGTGCTTAATGCGGTAGCCGTCGGCATTGTCAGCGGCTTAGCAAGCACCGGAGCAAACCAGATCATCAAACAGGCACAGAAAGAGGAATAAGACATGCTTACCCCGGAGTATCTGCAGCACGCGGCAGAGGGCGCAGAAGCCATCACAGAGGATTTACACAACCGGATCATGCGGAAGATCGTCAAGGCGATTCTAACCCGCATGGAACGCGGCGAGAATTACATGTTGACGGCGGCGGACAAGTGGAGAATCGAAGCACTGCAGGAAGCTGGCTATCTGCTGGAAGATATCCAGAAAGAGATAGCAAAGGCGACCAATCAGCAGCTATCAGAGATCAAATCAGCTTGCATTGACGCTGGAATACAGACGCTCAAGTGGGACGACGCGGTATATAAGGCGGCTGGGCTGGTACCTACGCCGCTTCTTCTTTCCCCCACGCTGATGCGCGTACTCGAAAGAGACTATAAGGCGACCGCGGGCACATGGCGGAACTTCACTCGGACGACTGCGGAAGAAGCGCAGAGACTCTTCATCAACGAGCTTGACAGCGCCTATTACAGGGTTCTGAGCGGCGGAGAGTCTTACGGAGCTGTGGTGGCTGATCTGATCGAGAAAGTGTCCGAGGAGGGACTGACAGTCAAGTACCCGACAGGATACCGGCAGAGCCTTGAATCTGCGACCATGACCATCGTACGCACCGGCATAGCGCAGGCGGCGTGCGATGTATCAGAAGCGCGGATGGAGGAGATGGACTGGGATATTATTCTTGTTTCTGCTCATGTAGGCGCACGAACGGGAGACGGCGGGCAGAACCCGGGAAATCATCTTTGGTGGCAAGGACGATTCTATTCCCGAACCGGAAAAAACAAGAAATACCCGAATTTCTACGAGGTGACCGGATACGGCACCGGCGAGGGACTGGGCGGCTGGAATTGCCGTCATAGTTTCGGATCGGGAGACGGAAAGAACAACCCGTTTGACGCTAAGAACATCTCATACGCAGATAATCGTAAGGTGGAAGAAGCACAGAAGCGGCAACGATTGTTGGAGCGCAGAATTCGAAACAGCAAAAGGCAAATTCAAACATTGCAATTTGCTATAGACAACGCAAGCGACGATGAGACGAAAAGCAAATTGCAAAGTAGAACAGAGCAAAAAGCTAATTTGCTTAGTAAGCAAAATAAAGCATATCGCAAGTTTTGCGAAGACAACAACCTGCGCCCTTATGATGAGCGATTGAAAATAGCCCATTGGGACCGAAAGCAGGCAGCAAGAGCCGCAGCGGATGCACGGCGATATCAAAAACGCAAAAAGGAAAAAGCAGATGATTGAGACGATTAATCAAATCATGATTCTCTGCGGCTGGATAACTACAGTAGGTGGCGCGATTGTGGTTCTGACCGGAGCATGGAAGAAATTCAAAAAGCCCGAGAGGGATCTGGAAAAGAGGATGCAGACGATGGAGGAGGATATCAAGGATATCAAGTCAAAACTTGAGAAAGATTATACCTCTATCCGCACCCAACGAGATGATATGAATCTGATAATGAGGAGCATGTTCAATCTGATCGAAAATAAGATTACAGGGAACAACATCGAGGGCTTAAAAAAAACGAGGGAAGAACTTGTAAATGCGATGACCGACAAGAAAAATTAAGAGGGCTTATCTTGAAAGTGTATGAATTCACAGTACCGGAGCTGGAATATTTTCGCGCGTATTGTAATTTTACGCGGGACGAACGTACACTTTTTGATTATCGGAGTAGGAATATTCCGCTCGAAAAGTGTGCGGAACTGATGAACATTTCTGTTTCTACTGCAAAACGGATCAGCAGAAACGTAAACACAAAAATCATTAAAGTATGCTGATTGATACTTTTCTGAGCATTTCATAGGACTTTGACGAACTGTCAGAGTCCTTTTTTTACGCCTAAAATATGAGTAGAAAGAGAACGGAGGGATGAATATGTATCCGTATACCACAATTGACCCACAGGCATTTGCAAATGAACAGGCGATGTTACAGCAAAGAATTAATCAGTTGGAACAGGCGAGAAACCAGCAGATGAGCATGTATGCACCACAGAGTCAGCAACAGCCGCAGGCACCGACCAGCAACGTGAATTGGATACAGGTTGCGGGCATCGAGGGCGCAAGAAATCAGATTGTCCAGCCTGGACATACTGCTTGGATGATGGATAACAACAGCCCTGTGTTCTACGTTAAGTCTGTGGACGGAATGGGAAGCGCGACTTTCAAGGTATTTCAGTTCGCCGAGATCTCGCCAGAAGCCCTAAACCCGGCACAGAGCCAGTCGAAAGAAGAAAGACAAGAATACGTTACGCGGCAGGAATTTGACGCTCTGCTGACGCGATTAGGCGAAAAGCCGGAGAATAAGGAGGAACCCGTATGAATCCATTAATGAGCATGATAGGCAATATGGGCGGCGGTAACAACCCGATGGGCGCGATGATGCAGGCTATGCAGATGATCAATAAGCTCAAACAGGCGGGCAACCCGCAGGCCGCAGTAGAACAGATGGCGCAGACGAACCCGAATGTTAAAAAAGCTATGGATATGTGCAAGGGAAAGAACCCGAAGCAGGTATTCGAGGAAATGTGCAGACAGAACGGGATGGACCCGGGGCAGTTCTCCGGGCTGATGAAATAAGATATTAGGGCGGTGCACAGCCTTAATAAATAGAAGAATAAGGAGAAAGAACCATGACAGATGGAACAATGGGACTTAGCGCGGCTGATGTAGCAGCCGTAACGAGAAACAATGACGATGACTGGGGCGGTGGATGCTGGTGGATCTGGATTATTCTGCTGGCATTTCTGTTCCCGATGATGGGCGGATGGAACCGCGGCGGCGTTGAAACTGGCGTACATGATAATTTCATTTCAGATGAATTTGTAAAACGTGATATTTTCAACACCAATCAGAACGTTTCCAACACTGCTTGCCAGACACAGAGGGACGTATTGGAAAATCGTTACACCAATCAGCTCGGCTTACAGCAGGTACAGGCGGCACAGCAGAATTGTTGCTGTGAAACGCAGAAAGAAATCCTGCAGAGCCGGTATGATGCGGCACTCATGGCACAGAATATGCAGGCGCAGATGGCACAGTGTTGCTGCGACATCAAGGAGAGCATTTTGGCAGACGGAAACGCAACCAGACAGATGATGCAGGAAAACACCATCCAGACACTCAGAGATAAGTTGGCAGACCGTGACCGCGATCTGCAGAACGCGTACAATCAGATTTCACAGGTTTCTCAGACCCGTACAATCATTGATGCGGTACGTCCGACACCTACACCGGCTTATCTTACATGCTCCCCGTATTTCGCGTACAACATGACCGGATACGGCGGATGTTGCGGAAATGGCGGTAACGTGCTGTGATGAACACAAGCGAGCTGTCCGCACTCGATCTTCTGAACCTGTTCGGTGTATTCCTGCAGGCGATGAATTATCAGAGTGACCTGTCACAGGCAAGCAATGCGGATATCGCAAGACACCTGCAGGAACAGGACAGAAAGTACCTTGACCGGATCATCGAAAACCAAAATAAAATAATCAGCATGTTGGAAGATTCCAAATCTACGAAACAGTAGTTGTGCAAAATTACAGGGGTAGGCGTGGAGCTTGCCCCTGTTTCATTCCAAAAAGGAGAGAAATTATGTTAAATGTAATTGCAAAAGCAGAACAGACAGTAGCAGCAGGACAGAATGTTGTATTCACCAATACCCGCGTAAAATCCCGTCGTTGTGGATGCTCCAGCGGATGGCTGAACCACATCGAGGGAAGCGGAATTTTCACAATCACGAACCGGACGAACCTTCCTATCGCGGTAGAATTACAGTTCAACGGAAACGTAACAGCGGCGGCAGCAGGCGCGACCGTGCTTACGCTGAAACTGAACGGAGAAGCGGTTGGAGGAACAGAGATGGACTATACCGTAGTTACGGCGAACACTTATCAGAATGTGAGCGCGGACACGCTGATCCCTGTACCGGCAGGAACAAGCCTTACTGTATCAGTCGGAAATATTTCTACAACCGAAGTACTGGTAAAAGACGCGAACCTCATCATCAAAAAAGTTGCGTAGGGGGTGACGAATCATGATTACTTTCCGAAGCAAAACAGACGTAACAGATGCGGATGCTATCTTTTCGGAAATCAACAGCCGCTTCATCGCGGCTATCATGATGCACGATCAGCTCGCGGACTATTTCGATTTTCTCGGATTGAAGGGATATAAGCGGCTTCATGAGTACCAGCACCTCGCGGAAAGCATCGAAAGAAGAAAAATATGCAAATATCGCATCGAAAGACACGGAAAACTGATTCAAAATGCGTTTTCTGGTGAAGTGAAGATGATTCCGGATAGCTGGTACTCCGCGAAAAGCATATCTGTCGGAAAAGGGACTAAGCAGAAAGCTGTAGAAGATGGATTTTCAGCGTATCGGGAATGGGAAGAGGAAACAAAAGAGGTGTATCAGATCTATGCCGCCGCGCTTCTTGAAAAAGGAAACGTGGAAGATTTCGTACTTGTAACTTCACTGGTAGATGCTGTGGGTGATGAGCTGAAAGAAATTGACAAGATTATTCTTGATCTGATCTCAACCGGCTATGATATGGTTCACATCACTGAGTCGCAGAAAGAATTGCACGAGAAATACAAAAAACGCATGAAAGGAATCGAGGTTGAATGATGGGAAACGTGAAAGAAGTGCTGGAAAAGCAGTTGGAAAGAGAAAAAGAATCTGCGATGCAGAAACTCACGACAGATAACCTTGACGCAATGTTCAAAATCACAACCACTCTGTGTAATATGCGGAAAATGGAGTGTGAGAGCATTCCAGCGGTTATGATGGACGCATCAGAAACGCTGATTAAGAAATACAGTAACGGAAAATACGATAAGAATATTGACGCGCTGTATGACGAGTACATTGCGGCAAAAATGGCGTACCAGGAACACGGAGACGCGGCGCACAAAGACAAGCTGATGGACTCCGTCGGCCGTCTTATGGTTGAGGTATTCGATATGCTGCAGGCCATGATTCTCGATGCGGATTTCCGAGACGAGAGACAGGCCATCATGCAGCAGATTCGAAAACTTGCTGATTCATGACAGCAAGATGGGTACAACGAGAAATACCATATATAGTACGATAGGAGCGTGAAAAGAAGTTGGGATTGGCTTGTAAGTCATTTTGATGTTCAATTCACCTCCTTTCGACGTTCTAGGGGATCCTGTTAAGAGCCTGCACAAGGCTCGGAACGTGTCTGAAATATGCCGCGTTTTCCGTTCCTCAAGCCTTTCTGAAAACGCGGCGTGTTTCTTATTGCTTTATGAATTACACAATTGGGAAACAGTAATGGAAAACTGGCATCATCCCCCTTGATTCTGCCATAAGATGCTGGATCTTTGGACTGCTTGATAGGTTCGAATCCTATTTTCCCATTACCCCGGCAGAGGTTGATCTGCCTAAATCCATTACTGCCGACGGGCAGTTAAAAACAACGTTTAGGAGGATAGAAAATGCAGAATTACGAAGCAATTCTTTCAGAACTCGAAATCGAGATTCCGGAAGACAAAAAAGCAGATCTGAAAAAGAAGATGGAAGAAAACTATCGGACCAAATCAGATTATGACAAGGTAGTTACAAAGCGTGATGAGTACAAGAACTCGCTGGACGATGTGCAGAAAGAGCTGGAGGGATTCAAAGATGTGAACGTCGAAGAATTACAGACGAAAGTTACAACCCTCACCACACAGCTCAACGAAGAGAAAGCTGGACGGGCAGCAGATGCCAGAAAGGCAGAAGTCGAAAAACAGGTAAATGATTTCTTGACGGCTACAGACGAAAAGGGAGCGAAGAAATACGAGTTTTTGAACGATATTACTGCCGACTACTACCGCGCAGAGCTTACAAAAGCGCTGGATGCTGATTCTGCAAAAGGAAAGTCTATTTCGGATATCTTCACAGAGATGATTACCGACAAGGACGGAAAACAGAAAGCAGGGATTTTCGCGGATGCCGGAGCCAAAAAGGCAAAGAGCAATGCAGCCAAGTTCACACAGCCTACAACCGGCGGCAATGGCGGCGAGATTACGAAAGAAACTTTCCGCAAAATGAATCTTGATGAAAGACTCAAATTAAGAGAAGAAGATCCCGAGCTGTACGAAGCACTCTCGAAATAACACCGTTATCACGCGATAACGCTTGACCGCAAAAAGTTACGCGGTAGAAAGGAAACACAATGCCAAGAACTGGTACTTTTGGCGGCTTTTCATTTGATCCGGAGGTGTTCTCCGACTACATGAGCGAGCAGCCGACCTGGAATGACCGAATCTTAGCGTCTGGAATCCTTGTACAGGATCAGACGATCATGGATCTGATCGGAACAAAAGGAAACGTTGCAACACTTCCGTTCTATGTTCCGATTGATGAGGATGAATCTCACGCGCTCAACAATGATGGTGAAACCGACAACACCCCGACAGAGATCAGTGGAAAGAAACAGACTTGTATGCTGACCCAGCGTATGAAAGCATGGAAATCCCAGGATTTCACAAAAGAGCTGACCGGCGCTGACCCGATGACGCACGTTGCGAATTCAGTTGCTGGATTCTATCGGCAGGTAAGAACCCGTGATCTCATGGCTATTGTTGATGCAGTTCTTTCACTGGACGGTATGAAAGATCATGTTACGGATCTTTCGGCGACGGCATCTTCTGGGGTTACAACCGTAACCGATGCAAACAAAATCAATGATACAACACTGATTTTCGCGCAGCAGAAAGCAGTTGGAGACGCAGACGAGAACATGGGTCTGCTGATCCTTAACTCTTACATCTACGCTCGTTACAAGGCTATGGGGCTGGTTGATTACAACAAGTACACGATCACCAATGCTATCGAGCGAGATGTTGAGCTTCCGACGATCGGCGGATTCATTCCAGTTGTATCTGATCGTTTCACGGTAGACACATCTACAGACGTTCCGATCTATAAGAGCTATATGATCGGATCTGGAACGGTGCTCACCTGCGATAAAACCAACTACGAGGACCCGTACTATGCAGACTACGATCCGGAAACCAAAGCCGGTATTCGTAAGTTGTACACAAAACAGGGCTACGTGCTGCATCCGAACGGATTCTCAATCAATGCAAACAGAATCACAAAAGAATCCCCGACCAATGCGGAACTCGGAGCAAAAGCGAACTGGTCACTTGCATTCAATCACAAAAACATCCGTATGGGACTGATTAAGTCCAACGGTTGACGGAGGTATTTGGCATGGCTTATGCAGATTATGAATTTTACACAACTTCATATTTCGGCGATACCGTGCCAGAATCCGACTTTCCGCGGTACGCCGAGCGGGCAAGTGATCGAATTGATGTTTTGACATTTGACCGGCTTGCAGACGGGCTTCCGGAAAACGAACGGGCACAGAAAAAGATCAAGAAAGCGGTCTGTACACTGGCGGATGCGCTTTTTCAGATCGACACCGTAAAAAATGCTGCGATGGAAACAGTAGGAACCGTAAAGAGAGAAGATGGAACGGTCATCAATAAGGCCGTTTCTTCGATTTCTTCCGGCAGTGAAAGCATTTCCTACGTGACCGGAACCAGCGGTACAAATTCTAGCGTCTACGGACAAGCGGCGATGGACAAAAAGGTAGAAAACGTGCTCGTGACACAGATTATTCTCGAAAATCTACAGGGCGTTATGACGGATGACGGCGTTCCGGTCCTGTATGCAGGAGTGAGGTTGTGAGATGGGTGGAAGAGGTAGCAACAGTGGAATGATGAAAACTGTAAACGGTAAGACGGTAAAACGTTTCAATACCCCCCCTAAAGGCTGGAAACCCGTAGAAAATGCTCTTACGAATCCCAAAGGCTATACGTGGTACTCAAATGGAAAATCACGTTTTAGCGGTCAATATGAGACGGCGCTTGTAAAGAATAAGAAGTAGGTGAAACCATGTATGATGAAACCATAACTCTTTTCAATCGGTACGAAGATCAAACCGGGAATGTATTCTGGTATCCGACCGTGCTGCAGCATGTGGATCTTATCACGGATAAGGTCGCAAATATTGTCCGAACCGGCATTGACAGCGCCGATACAGCCAGTCTGCACGTGGCATATACGCCAGATAACGGCACTATTATGGTGCAGGGAAAGAAATGGTTATCACCGAAAGCCTGGAAAGCTCAAACAAACGAAGAACTTCCGGGAACAATCACTTTCGCTAACGAAGATTTTTTCGTGCTTGGCGATTACTGCGTCAAGAAAGAACAGGCTTATCTTATCGATCATAACGGAGCATACGTGCAGAATCACGAGAAAAGGCCGATTGCCACCATCGTTGAACGGCAGATGTACGGCGTGGTGAAAGACGCGGAATATACGAGCAGAGTAGACCGCGGATTCTACGATTACATGAACAAGAAATACGATAATGTGTTTTCCATCAGCAATGTAGGCGGTCCGTACAGGCTTATTCCTCATTTTGAAATAGGGGGAAAATAATGAGCAATACGAAACATTTCCCCAGTTTTTCGGTCGTGAATGGACATGTTAAGGTACAGGTAGACCTTACGAGGTTTGACAAGCAGTTCCAGGAAGCGCAGTTCTGGCTTGATGGACAGGTTATGAATGATATGATCCCGTACATGCCTTTTCGTGACGGAATCATGGTGGATGCAACCAGAGTGCGCAGTGCATCCATGCAGGGCACTGGAAAGGTGTGCGCAGGCGCTCCACCGTATGGACGGTTCCTGTACGAGGGAAAACTTATGGTTGATCCAGAGACGCGTTCAGCGTGGGCGAGACCTGGCGCAAAAAAAGTTGTTACTGATACACCACTGAAATTCGATAGAACCGCGCATCCGTCTGCTACGGATCACTGGTTTGATGCCGCAAAAGCGGCACACGGCAAAGAATGGGTGAAGGGAGTGAAGAAACGTGCCGGAGGAGGTTAAAAAACCTGTTACATACGATGTGGACGGATACGACATCGTAACGAAAGCGCTGGAAACCGTTCTAAACACTTTTCCCGGACTTCAGCCGTCCGAAAAGATCAAGTTTTCGTCGCTCAAAGAGGATGAAGGGATTGCATTCTATCCGGCGAGTGGAGCTGTGGTTGCTTCTGAAAAGAAATACATCACAGGAATTGTGGATCAGCTTTGCAACTATCCGTTTTACATCGTGTATCGCTCAGCACCTACAACGCCGGGAATTAAGACAGAAATCAAAGAATTTCTTGACACTCTCGGAAAATGGCTGGAAAAACAGCCTGTGCAGGTGGATGGGAAAGAATATCATCTGGAATCTTACCCGACACTTACAGAAGGAAGAGTTATTGAATCTATAACCCGCCTTACGCCATCTTATCTTGATACGGTGGCAGAAAACAAAGTGGAGGACTGGGTTATCAGCATGTCATTAAAATATCGAAAGAAATTCAAAAAATAATCATACCGGCACCGATTCGGCAGCCGCTGACCGCGAAAAGTTACGCGGTAGAAAGGAAAAAACATGTCTAAACTTGAGCGTGAAGCAATGGCCACTTACCTCGATTCGACATTCAAGAGAGTCGTGGCATCCGCAAGCTGGGTGCTGGTAGGTGACGACATCGAGGATATGTCCGTAGAGCTTAACCCGGACACCGAAACAACCAAAAATATTCTCGGGCAGACCAAAACGAGAGATAACGGATATGAGCCGTCTATGGACGCTGATCCGTTCTATGCTGACCCGGATAACAAACTGTATCCGGTGCTGCGAGATATCGCCCTTGAACGTAAAAAAGGCGATGCCTGTAAAACCCTTATGCTGGAAGTCATCGTGGAGGACACAGCGGCGACCAATCATCTTGCGTACGTGCGTGAGGTCATCGTAAAACCGCAGTCTTACGGCGGCGATACTGCAGGCCTTAATATCCCGTTTGCCGTTTCCGAAGATGGCAAATTCACCAAAGGATACGTAAGCGCAGCTTCTCTTAAAACCGGAACTCCGGAATTTAATGAGGGCGCAGCGCCAGCTTCCGATAGAAGCACATCCCTGGCGTAAGATCACACACGAATAGAAAGGAGCTTTCCAATGAGCAATAAACTCGTAAAACCGCAGAGTAACGATATCATTATTGATGATGGCTTAAAAACTTATTACATCAAAAATAAGCAGGGCCATGTATACGGGAAATTTGATTTTCGACCGTCCGACACCAATCTTATCTCACGATATGATGAGGTTGTAGAACATCTGAACAGCTTTTCAGTTCCGGAAAACGAACCGGCGGACATTAAAAAGGTTGAAAGCATGGTTGCTGATGAGCTTTCCTATCTGATCGGATCGGATTCGAAAGAATCATTTTTCAGCATCTTAGGCCCGTTCTCTCCGCTTGCTTCTGGAAAGCTGTTTTTCGAAGAAGTTGTTGACGCTATCGGCCGCGTGATCGAAACTGAGACCGAACACAGGGCGAAAAAAGTTCGAACACGTATGAATAAATACGTTGCTAAATATCGTAAATAATGGACGCGTGGAGCCTTCCGACATCGCTCAACGTTGCAGGCAAAGAATATCCAATACGCTCAGATTACCGAGTGGTATTGGATATTTTGCAATGTATGAACGATCCCGAGATTTTCGAACCAGATATGACCGAGGACGAAAAGAGGGCGGAACAGGTCATAAGCATGTTAGCCATCCTCTATATTGATTTTGACGATATGAAACCAGCCGAATGGGAAGAAGCTGCGGAAAAAGCATGTGAATTTATTGACTGCGGATTTTTGGACGATACAAAGCGGAAAAGACCGAAATTGATGGACTGGATACAGGATGCAACCATTATTATACCGTCTATCAATAAGGTTGCCGGAAAAGATGTGCGCGGTCAGAAGTATCTGCACTGGTGGACTTTTTTTTCATTCTACATGGAGATCGGGGAAGGCACGTTTGCGACCGTGGTAAGTATCCGAGATAAAAAAGCCAAAGGAAAGAAACTGGACAAGTGGGAACAGGAATATTACAGAGATAACAAGGCTATCATCGATCTGAAATCGGCAAGCGGTCAGAGAAGCGAAGAAGAAAAAGCAGCTCTTAGAGAGCTTTTCGGAATATCAAAATAACTGCCGGAGCATACGAAGCACCGGCACAAACCGTTAAAAGTTACACGGTAGGAAGGAAAAACGCATGGCGGGACAGGCTGACGGCTATATCATCATTGATACGGAGATTGACACCAACGGCGCAAAAGCTGGCAGTAAGGAGCTGGAAGCGAATGTGCGGCAGTGTATCTCGTCTATTAATGGTCTTGGAGACAAGGCCAAAGCATCACTCAACAAACAGGCGAATGCGTTCTCGAAGCTGAACGATCAGTACAGAGAACAAGAAAAAATAGTCGAACAGCTCAAAGAAAAGGTTGCTGAACTCGGAAAACAGCAGATACCGACCGACGAATACAAAGAGATCCAGGCGCAGATAGAGTCTGCTAAGACGCAGATGGACAAACTCATCTATGCGCAGGAAAAATTTGTGGCACTTGGCGGCAGTGAAGACAGCAAAAAGTATAAGAGCTATCAGTATGATATTGACCAGCTCGCAAAAACAATTGATGATGCAAATAAAGAATTACAAGAATTGGAGCAAAACGGAGAAGCGTTTTCTTCTGCGTTGGGCGGTGAAACTCCGACTTACAAATACAAAGAACTTGAATCTGAGCTTGAGTCATTAAGTCAAGAAATTGATGTGGCAAAGGCAAAATGGGACGAATTGCGTGCGTCAAATACTGGTGGAATTAATGATGAAGAAATTAAAAGCACCTTAGAAAATCTCGATCTTCTGTACGAAAAATATAGTGCAGTAGAAGCGAAAATGCGCGAAAAGGAAAAATTTGGTACTGATGTAATCAAAACCGAGCCAGTAAAAGAAGCAGCTGCAGCAATGGAAAAGTTGGCTCAGCAAGAAGAAAAGCTGGCCAGTATCAATGACCGGTTAAAAACCTCTTATGATGACGTAAAAGACAGCATTGACAGCTATTCAAACTCGGCGAATAATTCAGCGACTAAAAACGCATCAGACAACGCGTCAAAGTTGGCAAAATCCAATGAAAAGGTTGCTGACAGCGGAAAGAAAGCCGCAAATTCAATGAAAGAAACCGGAAGCGCGGCGGGAAATGCCAAAAACGGAATTATGATGTTGTTAAAATACGGTCTAGGCATCCGCTCATTATTCGTACTTTTCAATAAGCTGAGAAGCGCGGTTGTGGCCGGAATGTCCAACCTGGCGCAGGAATCCGGCTCAACCAACTCGGCTATCTCTATGTTGTGGGGCAGCCTGGAACGGCTCAAAAACAGTCTTGCGACAGCATTTGCGCCGATTCTTACGGCGATTGCACCTATTCTGTCCAAATTTATCGACATGCTTAGCACCGCGGCAACATACGTGAGTATGTTTTTTTCGATGCTTTCCGGGAAGAAAACATACACCCGAGCATTAGCCGTCCAGAAGGACTACGCGGCATCTCTAAGCGATACGGCATCGAGTGCGGAAGATGTAGCGGACGCAACCAACGACGCGGCAGATGCGGCAGATGCGGCCGCAGAAGCAACGGAAAAATACCTTTCCCCTCTCGATGATCTGAACAAGATGGATTCGAAAAGCGACAGCGGTTCCGGCAGCGGCGGTGGCGGCAAATCCCCGGGAGCTGGCGGCGGTGGAGGAGGAACAGGCAGTGCGCCGATGTTCACGGAAGAGCAGATCCCTAACGCTTTTCTGGATAATCTGCAGAAAGTTTTTGATTTACTGAAAAAGATTAAAGACCTTTTTATGTCCGGCTTCTGGGACGGCCTTGGAGATTACAAACCGCAGCTTGCAGAGCTGAAAAAGGATCTGGCATCCATCAAAAGGAATCTTGCTGAGATCTTCACGGACCCGGAAGTAGTAGGAGCCGCGAAACGCTTTGCAAAATCTGTAATCTATAATCTCGGGGTCGTAGCCGGATCAATAGCAAGCGTAGGCCTTACACTGGCTGTTAATCTTGTGGGCGGTTTTGAAAGCTATTTGAGCAGAAATAAAGATAGAATCAAAAAATTTTTGGTTGACGTTTTCAATGTCGGAACAGAAATTGCAGATGAATTCGGAATTATAGCAAAAACGATAGCTGAAGTATTTGCAAAAACGTTTGGTACACAAACAGCGCAGGATTTGACAGGAAATCTTATCGGAATTTTTGCATTTTTAGGCGGCTTGGCTGTAGAAATTTTTGCACGATACGAGCGCGATAAAATGTATCTTGCATGGCAGCCATGGATCGATAACAAAGATAAATTAGTTGAAGCGATTAACGAAACAATCGCACCTATTCAGCAACTCGCGCAGGTTATCGAGGACTTTTTAAACGATACATCCGACAAAATCATTGCATTTTATGATGAGAGCGTTAAGCCATTTATTGATGATATCGAATCAGGCTGTGCGTCTATTTTGGCAACATTGCTTGATCTTTACAATAGTTATGTAGTGCCTATCATCGATGAATGGGGAACGCGGCTCGAAGATTTGATTAATGGACCTCTTACAGATTTTGTCGATAAATTCCTTGATGTGTGCGCAAAAATCATTAATGCGCTACAGCAAATTTGGAATAACGTTCTTGCTCCCCTTATTAATTGGATTCTTCAAAATGTAATTCCATTATTGGCTCCTGTTGTACAATGGTTAGGCGACGCGGCTATTGATTTATTGGGCGCTGCGGTAGAAATGGCGAACGGAATTCTGGATATGCTCGGCGGGTTGATCGATTTCCTTGTTGGTGTGTTTACGGGCGACTGGAAAAAAGCTTTTTCCGGTGCAGGACAAATAGCACAGGGATTTGCGGATACATGCGGCGCTGTAATTGAATGGATTGGAGACTATATTTTAACTCCATTTATGTCACTGGTGAAAAAATTATTCTCTGTTGACTGGGTAAAATATTTTGGCGTAGCTGGCATTGCTCCGCAGGTGCTTTGCGATTTGATTAAGTCAATATTCAAAACTATGAAAAACGTATTTATTGGAATTATGAATTTTATTAAGTACGCGTTTACTGGTGACTGGCGGAATGCTTGGCAGAGCGTCAAAAATATTTTTTTCAGCATTATGAGCGGACTTGGCGACGTCCTGCGTGCTCCGATTAATGGAATTATCAGCATGATTAACCAGGCGATTAACGGAATCAACACGTTAATTCGCGGTGCAAACAAAATTCCTGGAGTAAACATTTCAACGATTGGAAAAATTCCGCATCTGGCATCCGGCGCAGTTATTCCGCCGAACCAGGAATTCCTTGCTGTCCTTGGTGATCAGCGGAGCGGAAACAATATCGAAGCACCGGAGGGCCTTATTCGTAAGATTGTCCGGGAAGAGTCCGGCGGAAAGGCATCTACTTATAGATTTGTAGCTCAGCTTGATAGAAAGATTATTTTCGACGAAACGATTTCAGAAGGAAAGTTGAGACAGATGCAGACTGGTCAAAACCAATTCGAATTTTAAGGAAAGGGGCTATCATGGCACAAAAACACTTGAAATTTGGCTCTTTTGAAGCTCCGGAAGTGGACGAAGATGGATATTCTCTTTCTTATGCGACAACTTCATCGGATGACTCTGGGCGTATTATGAGTGGCGTTATGATGAACACACCGCTCTTTACGGTTGAAGCGTACAAGCTCAAATGGAGCGATATTTCCGCAGAAAATGCCGCTAAAATCCTGCAGGAAATCAAGGGAAAAAAACAGTATGATTTTTTCCATTTCAATGTATATTCTGGAAAATGGGAAACATCACCTTTTTACACCGCAAATATCGAAACAGCCTTTTATTCGCTTGTAGATGGCGAGGAAAAATGCTCAGAATTAAGTTTTCAAGCAACGGGGGTTAATCCTGTATGAAAAATGTAAGTACGGCGTTTAGGGAACAAGTGAAAAATGGGGCAATAATCTATCCGTATGCAGATATGACTCTTTCGGATGGCTCTACGCTTACGCTTAGTCCAGAAAAAAACTTTCGCGTGACAGGTAACTCTATCACACAGACGGCTGGAAATAATTCTTTCCCTCTTGGCGCGGCGATTTCGAAAACAATTAAACTTACCATTGATAATAGCGACGGAAGTTTTGATGAAAAAGACTTTCTTGCAGCTAAAATAACGTTAAAAAGTGGCGTTATTTTGGCTGACGGAACCACAGAAAAAATAAAAGAAGGAACGTTTTATGTCACAGATCCGGTTGCTCCCGGCAGTACACTTGAATTTACGGCCGCCGATGCAATGTCGAAAACGAGCGTGTCATATGTTCCAGGCGTAACTTACCCGGCTACATTACTCCGAATTTATCAGGATGTTTGCCGCCAGTGCAACCTTATTATCGGAAGCGCGTCGTTTCCTAATCAGGATTTTGTGGTAGAAGAAGCCCCGGAGAATGTGAATTGTAGGTCTGTTCTGGCCAATATAGCGATGATCGCCGGTGGAAACGCGCTGTGTGACGAAAACGAACGTGTTGTTATCAAAAGTTACAACATGAACGACATAAAAAAAGCAGACGGAAGCTATAACACAGATGGGTTCCAGGTCTTTGAGAATTTTAAGAGCACGCCGGAAGTGTCTACAGATCCGATTAAAATAACAGGTGTACGAACCACAGTTGAGACAGAGGATGGGAAAGATTCTGATCTTATCATTGGAGATACGCAGTATTGCTTTTCGGTTGACAATCCGTTGATAGTGGGAAAAGAATCTGACGGACTGCAGCTCATCGCGAACAATGTTATCGGGTTGAAGCTGTATTCTTTTAGCGGAAGTCACATTGCGTATCCCATGGCGGAGGTCATGGACACCTGTTTTGTTAGGAAAAATAATGGATCCGTTTTCCCAACCGTATTAACATCTGTTGAATTTAACTATCTTGGTTTCACCAACTTAAAGTGCGACTTGGATACACCGGAAAGAACAGCTTCTTCTTATGGAGGAAAAGCGGCAGAAATCTATCAGAAGATGAAGCGCATAACGAAGCGGCACTACACAGAATTTGAAAAACAGATGAATAGCTTAAGCGAACGTCTGGATAACTCTTCCGGCGTGTACATGACTACAGAAGAGCAGACAGATGGCAGCAACATCTATTATCTTCACGATAAACCTACATTAAAAGAATCACAAATCGTATGGAAAATGACGGCAGAAGCGGTTGCGGTTTCCAGCGATGGTGGAAACACTTGGAATGCGGGACTTACAGTCGATGGAACGCTTATTTCCAAAATCATGACGACGATAGGCATCAATTTTGACTGGGGTGTAGGCGGCGAGCTTGTTATTCAGGACGCGTCTGGTACAGAAACGCTTTACGTTAATGCGGAAACCGGAGAGGTTAGAATTTCGGCTTCCGCAGTCAGCATCAAGGGTGAAAGCATTGATACCGTTATCTCGAGACTTTCAAAAAAAATTCTTGATGATTTTGTTAACGGGGAATATGCGGACAATATCAAAGACATTGAAAACTCCATAGACAAAAAAGCGGAATCATGGTATCAGGAAAACGACCCTTCGATTGAATGGACGGCCACGGAAGAAACATATTTGCTGGACTCTGACGGAAAAAACATCTTAGATGGGAATGGAAATCCTTTTCTGACCGTTTGGGAAAAAGAAAAATCTATTCATGAGGGAGATCTGTGGAAAGTTCCGAGCACTGGTGATGAGTTTATTTACATTAGCGGAAATTGGGTAAAATCAAAGGTTCCGGATGATTTATTTGATTTTATCGACGGTAAGGCTCAAATTTTCGTAAACACGCCTGTTCCTCCGTACAACGTAGGTGATTTGTGGTTTGGCGGCGCGGATGCAGATATTATGACCTGTGTAAGAGATCGACAGGACGGAGAATTTTCTGCGGATGATTGGGAAAAGAAAAATAAATATACCGACGATAGCGCAGTTGATGAGCTTAACAAAGCTCTTGACCAGGAAGAGATTTTTAATCGTTTAACCAATAACGGAGAAGAGCAGGGCATTTATTTACTTAATCGCAAGATCTATATCAACTTTTCATTTGCGCGCGGTGGTATTTTAAAACTTGGCGGAAAAAACAATGGAAATGGAGAATTTCATGTCTACGACGAAAATGATGAGCTTATAGGATCTTGGACCAACAAAGGATTTTCAATTGACAAAGCGGAATCTGTCAAACTGGGTGATTTCTTCAATTATGACTCGAACGGAAATATCAATGGTCAAGCAGATGTATTCATTACAATGGGTGGCTGGCAAATTAAGCAAACGACAGTATATGATGAGCCTGCTGAGTATTGGGAAACCATCGGAACACAGGAAAACGGTATTGGAGCTAAAGGTCCGTGGGTCGTTTGGGGCGGATGGAACGGCCTCGGGGCGTTCAATAAAGACAACTATAATTTTGTAGTTACGGAAGACGGAACCTGCAAAGCGATGTCGTGGGTTACTGGATCCAAAGCAGAGTGGAAAGAAGACATTCATGCCTATGAAGACGGTGCCCTTGAAAAAATCAATAATACGACTGTATACCGGTACAAGTTAAAACGTCACTCAAAAGATGACGACGGAAGGCACATCGGTTTTGTAATTGGAGAAGGTTTCGACTTGACAGGCGATATATTAGACCACGATAAGAGTAATATTGATATGTATAATGCTCTTGGAGTGGCTTATAAAGCCATACAGGAGTTAAGCAAAGAAGTATCAAAACTCAAAGAAAAATTAAAAATATATGAATCGGAGGAGTAAGCATGCCGGAATTCAAAAAATATTCAGAAAAATCAGAACTCGAAGACAACGATATTTCGATTTTGAGTGAATCAAACGGAAAAACAAAAAAGTTCAGTTTCGGAAGTTTATGGAATTTCGTTTCTTCCGGACTTAAAAATAAAACAGTCGAATCACTGACTACTTCCGCAAAAAGCTTAGTTGACGCAGTTAATGAGGTTGCAAAACTCTCAAAAGCGAACGCATCCCGAATCGACACTTTCACCCAACTGCCCAACGGATCAACCACTGGAGACGCAGAGCTTCAGGACATCCGGGTCGGAGCGGACGGAACAAAATACAGCACGGCCGGTGATGCCGTAAGAAAGCAGATCCAGGCAACAGAAGCAAAAATTGTGCCGGTAGACAGTACACTGAAAGAGTCCGGACAAGCGGCGGATTCGAAGGTTGTAGGAGAGAACATTGATTCGCTAAAGGAAGATTTAGGTGAGGTTGTAAGTAAATTTGAAGACAAATTAGTAAATATAGAATTTAATTATTCGATTGGTGTATATGATAAAGCACATAAATTAAACACTGGTGTTGGCATCAACGCTGAAATACCAGTTAAAGCAGGCCAAAATTATGTTATATCTTGTCATAATTATAATGCAAATGTGCCTTGCTATCTTGTTTTTGATGAAAATTATACACTAATAGAATCGTATGGTAATGATGTTACAAATGAGGATAAGCATTTGGCTATCACAATTCCTTTGGGCGGAAGTCGCTTAATCATAAATAGCTATGATATCAACAAAACATACGTTCTCAAAAAACAGTTAGTTTCTGTTTCTGAGTTTGTGGATTCGGAAAATCAGTATGTTGACGTTACTCCCCAAATTATGAATGGATATATTGATTACAAAAAGGATGTATACCAAAGTGCAGGATGTCATGTGCTTTTTAACGTAACAGAGGGTGAAAAATATAAGGTCGATGGATTAAATTTTTCTGAAGGATACCCGTTAGGTTTTTGCTATAGAAAAGATGGTGCAAATATGCAAACATTAACAGGATTCGGAAATCAAACAAGAGTTCATGGATACGAATTTACTGTTCCCAATGGTGCGGTTGAAGTTGCTATAAACTCTGATGATATCAAATGTTTGAGAGTTTACAAATACAAAAAGCCATCAACGGAAGAAATTGCGAGAAAGAACATTGGCATAAAAAATAAAGGGAAAAAAATTGTATGGTTTGGCACATCAATTCCTGCTGGATGCTATAACCCATCGGATTTGCACACATCATATCCTATGATAATAGGGGATAGACTAGGGATTACAGTGTACAACGAAGCTGTCCCATCTTCTCCTGTTCATGGAATGAGAAAAAGTCAGATTACAGAATCTAATCCGTATGGATTTTTTGCCGAATCCTTTTCGGCAGCTTGTCTTGCTTTAGCTTGCACTTTAGAAGAAAAAGAATGGCTTATTTCGCATTGGAATGATAGCTTTTGGACTGGTGGTAAATACACAAGTATGACGGAAACCCAAGCTGAATACATTCGGAATACTTCATACGAAAAAAAATTAGACAAGTATCTAAATGCAGATAATTTCCCGGACGCTTTTGTTTTTGATGTCGGGCGAAATGATATTTGGGGAGACGAAGATGCAACATATACAGGTTATGATAGATATACATTTCCCAACGCTATGCACTTTCTAATCGACCGAATATACAGATACAGAAAAGATGCAAAAATAATAATTATCGGACATTATAGCAACCAAGAACGGTCAAAAAATGATACAGTTGTCGATTTCCCGCAAAAGGTTGCAAAATGTCAGAGTGATATTTCTGATATGTGGATGTTGCCTATTTGCAAGACTTGGGAAAAAACAGGATGGACAAATCAATCAGTGTACAGTAGTGGCAGTAGCAAATCTATGCTTGCTTGGAATCTTCCCGACCAACTGCACCCACACTCGGATACAAGTGGAAAAGCTACAAGGCATATGGCTGATATCATTTGTCCTTTTATTAGGGACAATATCTAATTAACTAAATAGCAATTTAAAGCGGGACCACAGACGGTACATTGTATGAGAGCGGATTTCCGCTCTCATTTTTTGAAGGAGAAAACATGACTGAGATTAGAGCAGGGCCCGCGCGGAGGCTCTATTTTTGCACATAAAATAAGAAGAGAAGGAGAAAAAATCATGAAAATTATTGACTCTTATAACGCTGTAGTGGGCAGCGTGGTAGCGGTGCTGTCGTATCTGCTGGGGCCGCACTGGATCCTGTTTGCACTTTTCCTCGGCCTGAATGTGGCAGACTGGCTCACGGGCTGGATGAAAAGTAGAATCGCCCACAAGGAGAGTTCCAGCGCGGGCTGGAAAGGGGTACTCAAGAAACTCGGGTACTGGCTTATGATTGTAGTAGCATTTGGAGCGAGCACGGCTTTTGTTGAAATTGGCAATACAATCGGGATTGACCTTGGAATTACAACGCTACTCGGATGGTTCGTGCTTGCATCACTGCTCGTGAATGAAATCCGGTCTATCTTGGAAAATTTTGTCGAGATGGGTTATAAGGTGCCGAGGATTTTGGTGAATGGTTTAGAAGTGGCAGACAAAAAAATCAACCAGAACCAGGACGAAGAAACAGAGTAAAAGAACAGTATAATTTTATTTTTGCGCCGGCGCAATCGCCGGTAGAAGGAGAAAAAAATGAGCTTAATTTCCAACAGCGGACATGACGAAAATGGCAGATATTCCGGCGGCAGAGCTGGAGATCAGACAGGAACCGAATGGGCACTGATCCCGTGGTATTCCCGCCCATGGAAGTGTGTACTGAGATACCCTAATTCCGTAGTTCGCGTGAAAATCGCAGAACTCGGCATCAAGGCGGCAAAAAACGATCTGGTTGGTTACGACCAGAGCCAGCGTGTTACCTACTGGCAGCACCTGAAAGCCAGCAACTACGATCCATCACAGATCACAGTTGCTTGTGAAGCTGATTGCTCCGCGGGAGTCATCGCCAATGTCAGAGCGGTCGGCTATCTGCTTGATATTGATGCCCTGAAAAATCTGAAAGCCACCTACACCGGAGACATGCGGAAAGCATTCAAGGCAGCGGGATTTCTGGTCCTGACCGAATCCAAGTACCTGACTGGCCCGGACTACCTGTTAGAGGGTGATATCCTACTGAACGACGGAGCACACACGGCTACCAACATCGAAAATGGCAGATATTCCGGCGGAACATCCGGGACAAATACCGGATCCGGCAGTAATAACGCCAGAAACAACGTCTCTGACGGCCAGAAATGGCTGAATAGCAATTACGGGGACAAGATCCTTAAGTATTGCGGAACCAAACTGAGCGTGGACGGAGACTACGGTACCAAATCCAGATGGGCTGCCCTGGCAGTTTGGAAGGATCTGATGAACCGCAGATATGGCACCGCGCTGGATCCGACCAACAAAAACTTTTTCAAATCCTGCAAAAAGGTTGCTTCAAAAGCCACCGTCAGCCGTGGAACTCAGGGAACATTCACATTCCTGGTTCAGTTCATCCTTGCGGCAAAAGGCTTCTATTTCGGCAGCATGGACGCGCTCTGCGGCGACGGTCTGACCGCCGCGATCAAGTCTTACCAGAAATCAAAAGGCCTCGAAGCTGATGGATACTGCGGAGCCAACACCTGGTACGCACTGTTCAACTGATGAATCAACTGACCGGTTGCGATCCTGAAACGTGATCGGTCAGAAGTAACCCGCAAACCACGCAAAAAGACTTTCTTACCGGAGAAATCCGGTGCAATTCCATACATGCAATTTATACGCCACTTTGCCCTGGGTATCTTCGGATACCTGGGGCTTTTTTATTGCCATTTTTTAAGGTAAAATTAAAATAAATATATTACGTAAAATGTATTGACATATTGCGCAATATGTGATATATTATAACCATAGAAACGAAATGGAAATTTAACATTGAAAGAATGCAAAAACTTGGATATTAAATCGATGTAAAGGCGGTAATTATGAGAGAAACAAAAGAATTTAATCAAATTGAATACATCAACAATTACATAAAGAAGAAATACGATCGGATAAATTTGGTTGTACCGGCTGGAAGCAAACAAGTTATTAAAAGTAGGGCTGCACAAAAAGGAAAAAGTGTCAATCAGTATATAAATGAACTGATCGACAATGACTTAAAAAATAGTAAAGAGAAAAAAGGAGATAAGAAAATGAAAAAATTTGAAATCGTAAAAACAACAGCAGAAATCAGCTGGAAAGAAAGGGATGAAATCAAGGAAGGATGCACGATGTACGATGTGGATCCGGAAAAAATTGCTTCATTCGGAACCAAAGAGGAAGCCGAAAAGGAATTGAAAAAATACAAAACGGATGTTTGCGCATCCGGAAGCCTCTTCACGGTCGAAGAGTTTTCAATCCAGGAAAACGAATATGACGAAGACGGCGAGTGGATCGGAGGCGGAGATATTTGGAAGTTTACTCCAATGGAAATTTTCGTGGTCGACAAAGAAACGCGGAAAACAATCGCAAAAGTCGAAACTTACGAAGAGGCGGAGGAGGCCGCAGAAGAGTATGAGGGCGATGCGGGCGCCGATATCGTGTTTTACGAATAAAAAAATAGTCGTGTCGAAATGGCACGGCTTTTTTTATTTGCAAAAAAATGCACATTATACGTATAATGTGCTAATATATAATCACAGAAAGGAAATAAACAAATCAGAAAGGTGGTAGTAAAAATAGAAGAAAAAGTGGTAATAACGAATAGTTCGGAAGCAAAGAATTTAAATGAAAATGAATATTTCACTGCATATTTTAATGACGTAAAATATGGTATGACAGATTATTACGAGGACCTTGATGGTAACGGAGCTGCAGAAGTGGTGCAACGAGCAGAAATAATGAGGAGACGCAGGGATACCAACCCCTGCGTCTTTTCTATAAAAAACTATTGGGAAACTTGAAAAAACTATTGACTTTTGTACTCCAATGGAGTACAATATAATTAACAAAGGAACACAAAACAAAAAAGAGAAAGGCGGAAACAACAATGACAAGATACGGAGAAGAATACAAACTGAACACGGAAGAAATGGAGAACATCGCAACCTATATGAACGATGAGATCAGAGAAGACCTTCACTTCGAGATGGCTCCATGTGAACCGGAAGAGTTTCTGAGAGCTTACGTAGAAAAAGATCCAGATTTTGAAGAGCTGCTGAACAGCGAGTTCTCAATCGAGCTGTAAAGAAAGGGGAGGAAAAGATGTACTGGAAAGAGATCCTAGATATTTACGAAAGAATGGGAGTGGAGAACATCATTCCGATTGCGCACACGAGAATTAAACCGAACATAAAAGTATTGCTCGACGAGAGTGGAAATTTCGTTGGGGCAACACTGAATGAGCAAGATCGTTTTACGATTCCGTGCACGATTGAATCAGAGTCAAGAACGAGTGGATGTGCACCGCACCCGATTCATGATAATATGCAATATTTATGCAACGAGTACAATGACCCGAAATGCAAAGAAAAGAACGAAAGTTACATGAAGCAGTTAGGAGAATATATCGAGGAAGTAGACGACGAGCTGGCGAAATCAGTGTACAAATTTCTCGAAAAAGGACTTCTCAGAGAGTGTATCAAAGATCTTTTAAGGAAAGTAAATCTTCCGGAAGAAAAGGTAATGATTTGTTTCGTGATGGTAACGAGGGAAACCCTGACAAGGGCCTCCATATCGGACGAATACGAAAGATTTTGCCTGTACGCGCTACAAACAGGAGACGGGCAAGACCTCCAATGGCGTGACTACTATCTGAAAAAGCTGGATCCAAACGGAATATGCAGTATAACAGGAAAAGCTGATTTCATACCACCAACTTATCCGAAAGCAATACGAAACCCGAGAGACTCAGCAAAATTGTTCGTCGGCGGAGCGCCCCAAAAGCAAAAAGAAAAATTAAACTCAATGCCGGTGATCAATCCGGGATATGTGATCACACAGAAAATCATTCACACACTACAGTGCATGAACTACGAAGGAGCACAATGGGCATATCAAGTGGTCCGGGAAAACAAAGGAATAACAAAAGAAGTCATAAACAAAATTGAAAACGATCGTGAAATGACAGAGGAAGAAAAGAAGAAATTCGAGAAAAAAATAGTAAAAAGTTTTAACAGGATAAAACAAAATAAAGAGTGGATGGCGAAGAAAGACGGGGAAGAAAGTTATGACGATTAAAGAGATAAGAGAACGCTCCGGACTTTCACAAGGAGCTTTCTGCAAACGGTATGGGATCCCGAAAGGGACCTTGTGTCACTGGGAGAGTGGAGAAAGAAAGCCGCCGTCGTATGTGCTGAATTTGTTGGAAAGAGTTGTTGAACAAGATAAAATAAGAGGGGAGAACTAAAATATTTGAGAGGAGAAACTATATGAATTTAAAAGATGAAAAAATTTTATCGGCGTTCGAAGAAAAACAATCAATAACAGGTGTGCATAAAATTACTGGGTATAATTGGCAACAAATAGCAAAGGTATTATCTACGTATGGAATTGTTGCAAATGATACTCATGAAATTATTTTGAATTTATATGATCGAGGAAAAAATGCAAAAGAAATTTCTGAAATAACTGGTTATGCAGAAACGACAGTTCATGCCTATTTACCGAGGGTAAGACCTGCATATAATGAAAACATTTCTGAAAACGCAAAACGGATAAAGAAATATAGACAAAACAAATAATATACGTACAAAAGACCGTGTCAAAAATTGACGCGGTTTTTTATTTGACAGGATAGACACAATGTGCTAAGATCTGAATGTGTCATTTTTGTGTCATGGGCTTTCGCAAAAATGGCGTATTTGCGGGCATTTTAGGCGGTAAGGGAACTTGACTTTTAATCAAGTTGTCCGGGGTTCGAATCCCCGATGCTTCACTAATTGAAAAGGCTGGAAACCCTTGATTTTACTAGGGTTTTCAGCCTTTTTACGTTGTCGGAATGAAATTATCGGAAAATCAAAGTAAGGTATTGTAGAGGAATGTAGAGGAATGTAAATGTGTCATTTTTGTGTCACATGGAAAGAGCAGCTTCCACCGCTCCGGCGGTATCCTCTTTTTCCAGCATGATGTGATTGTAAATCCTCAAAACCATTGCTTCGTCATCCCCCAGGAGAGATGCTATATTCTTGATTGAGATACGCGGGATCTGGTAGCAGAGTGAAGTACAATAGTTGTGGCGGAAAATATGGGCTGTGAGTCCGCAGACGGGCTTTTCGGCGACTCTATTCATTTCCTTTATGATTCTTTCCCACTTCCGGCGGTAAGAGGATTTAGACACCATTTTGCCGCCCTGCATAGCAAATAGCAATGTCCCTTTGATGTAAAACCGAACGTAGTTTTCCAGCGACGCGCAGAGCTTGGACGGGATCGGCACCTTCCGGAATCCGTTTTTTGATTTTGGGTCTTTGATGCTCGGCCTTCCAGCCTCATCAAACTCAACGGCCTTGTTGACGTTGATTGTTTTCTCGACAAAATCAATATCAAACCGTGTAAGCGCAAGAGCTTCTCCACAGCGTAGGCCGGTGGAATAAAGGATATCCACAAAAATCCGGTCAGATGGGGATAACTCAGCGTCTTTCATGGCTTTTTTCTCGTTTTCCGTCAACGGCCGTTTCTCGTCGGCCTTGTAGTCGATCGGTTTCATAACGTCTTTTAGATCCTCCAGCAAGTTAGCCGGATAGAGCCGATCATGTACCGCAGACCGCATGATCTGCGAAAAAGTGAGTTGGATCTGCTGCTGAATCCGCTTTTTCCCGGCCGCGTCGTTGATAACCGTCTGATAGTGGATCGGCAGGATGTCGCAGAGCCGCACGCCGTCAAGCTGTCCCAGGTGCTTGTCTATGATGTTTTTATACATCCTTTTGGTGTTATTCGCCGCTTCGGCCTTGTAGACTTTCAGCCATCGCCCCGCGTAGTCATTAAACTGTATATTTTTATTCTGTACTGCCTGCAAGTTGCTCACTCTGTCATTGTAAGCTGTCACTTTTGCTTCCAGATCCTTACTGCTTTTTCTGGATCTGATCGTGATGTAGTGCTTTTTTCCATCAACATAACTTCCATCCCACACACGGGCTTGAAAATACCCGTTCTTTTGCTTTGTATATTTCGCCTTTGCCATCTTAGGCTCCTTTCGTTTAGTGGCTGGAAAAGCCACAGAGACGGCGCAAAATGGGTGCAAAAAAGCGGCCGCAAACAGACGGGAAAAAATAGTCGAAAAAAATCGAAAATTTTCCCGTTCCACTTGCGAAGCCGCCGGAAGTGTGATAACATAATCATGTTCATTAGATTATTCCTTCCGGGGAGTAACCTCTTACGAAAGGCCTAACAGATTGCGCCACAGTCTGTTAGGCCATTTTTTATTATCTATACATAATACGGATTCGGTTTTCCGAGAATCGCAAACAGGTCGATAATCCAGCCTATTCCGAAAAGACCCATAGTACAGAGGTACAGGATACCCATTCCGAATTTTCCTTCGTAAAATTTGTGTCCGCATAAAGTAAAAAGACACAAGAAGAAAGCAACCCATTTATTTTTTGGCTTTCCTGTGACGTATACTCCTTGGCTTGCACTCGCCGCCGCAGCTGCTGATGAAGAAGCAGAAGAGGATGCGCTGCTACTGTTGTTGTTATTAATAATAACGTTCTTCTGATCTGTTTTAAGATCCTCAACCTGCTTTCCACACTTCGGACAAACGACACAATCCGCGTCAATAACCTGTCCGCAATGCTTGCAATATTTTGTCTCTGCCATATTGACTCCCCCTATCTGCGCAGAACCGTGATAACCACGCCAAACATAACCCATTTTCTCATCTCGTCCGGGTTGTTGGGATCTATGGTTATGATATCCCCATACCCGTTTATCGGCTCCATTCTGCACGGTTCCGACTGGATAAATTTACGGATGTACGCCCGCCCGTTCTTTTTATTGACCAGGATGCACGTATCACCGTCCCTGGGCGGCCGCTTCGAGATTCCGATGATATCACCCTTGATATATACGGGATGTAAGTGGTGCGATGTTATCCGGATGCCACAGTGCATCCGCTCTCCGTATTTCTCGATATATTCCGGGCAATACACATGCTCTTCATGCGCTGAATCCAGAATCATCCCATCTTCCATGTTTCCTGTCAGAAGTAGGACATCCAACATGTTCGCTGGATCTTCTTCTTTGGCTTTCATCTCAAGCTCGAATTCTATTTTGGCGTTTATGTAGGCTTTCTGCCGATCTGTTAATTTGCGGAATTTATTCAGCACTTCAATCTCGATACTGCGTTGCCCGAACATCTCGTATAAGAATCTTCCTGTCAGCTCATAGAGTTTCGGCGCAAGCATGATGCTGAACGTGTCCACGCGGCGGGAAATGATGTTCCGGTAAGAAGATGCCGAAATTCCCAGCTTTTGCGCGAAGTCACATTGAGTATACCCGAGTTTTATGCGCTCTTTTTCCAGATTTTCCGCAAATGTGTCTAACATCTCTTTCTTTGTAGTCACCTTAAATTCCCCCTTTGTATCAAGATTCTGACGAAAATTATCAAGCAAAAGAGCAAGCACACATGAAATTACGTCAACATCTTGTGCGGTATCCGGTGTAATATAAATATAAAGATGTTATACGGAAAATTTTATCATATTTTTAAAAACTGTCAATAAGGAGGGGAGAAAAAAGTTGAAAAATTAGCGATTCTGTATATCGAAATAGGCAGATACGTGGCGCACGGTTGACATTCTCGAACGAATGTTCTATGATCGTGGTATCACTATTTTGATTGAGACTGTCAGGGAGGTACATAATCATGAGAGATGAACAACCGGAAGTTGAAAGTTTCTATAAAAATCAAATTTGTAAGTTGGTGAACGAATGTACCAATTTGCATTGGTTAAAAACCATTTATACGTACGTGAAAAGATTATTGAGTTAAAAAAAGAAAGTCTAGGGTTTGCGCATTGCCCTAGACTTTCTTTTTTATTCTGTTTCGTTAATCAAATTCAGCAAAGACTCAAGATTTTCCCAACCTTTTTCGTCCAATCGTGCGAGTGCGGTAATCAAACGTTTCTTGAAACTCCCATCATCACACAGCTGAACATCTGCAAACATTTCTGCAAGCTCCATATCTTTTGTTTTCTGAATGTAAGCCTGCCCGGTTCCTTCTTTTAACCATACCATGTTTACGTCAAATGTTCGCGCAATTGCCATCATGACGGCTTCGGACGGTTTTCTAAGCCCTGTTTCGTAATTGGTAATGGTGTTACCTCTTACGCCGATTCTTGCGCCGAAATCTGTTTGGGTTAGATGCTGATCGTCTCTTATCTTTTTGATACGATCTTTGATCTCCGACATCCGTATCACCTCCTTACATGAGTAAGAATAGCACAAAAAACTCACAAAGTCAAGAAAAGTATTGACAAATACTCACGATGTGATATAATAAGCTCACAAAGCAATGAAAGGAGGTTGACGGCATGAGTGATAGAGAAAAGACAATCGCGGAGCAGTTAAAAAAAGCGCTGCCGAATATGTCAGAGTTTAACCGCGGCTACATGATGTGCTTGATCGAAACAAATGCGGTTCTCCCAGAATCCGCGCGAAAGACGATCAAAGAAGAAGCCGATAAAGCCCGGTTACAGAAAACGTAAGGAGCGGAAAAGAAGTGAATAGAGATGTAGAAGATACATGCTTCGATGAATCCGGCGAGTACGAATTTGACGAAGACGACCTGCGGCGTATCGAAGCATGGGAGAAAATCGTTAAGTGTACGAGAAGAGCGCACATTGGCTCACTGGTTATGCTTGCGGCATCACTCGTATCATTGGTTGTTCAGATCAGCAATCTTTTTTAACAGCAAAATGCAAACAGGGTCATTGCAATTTGCTTAGTAACGTTATCATAACGTTACGCTAACAGGGACGTAGCGTCACAGTAACGCCCCTAGAATAAGAATAAGAATAAGAAAAAGATATAAAAACATATATTGAGCATCGCAAGCGCTGCTCGGTAAGCAAAATAGCTTTTTCTTGACCACAGAAAGAAGGTGGAAGCATGAACGAGTTGAAAGGATTCTACTCAGACCAGTTCGGAGCGATCCGGGCGGTGAATATTGACGGCGAACCGTGGTTCAATGCTACCGACATCACAACCGCATTGGGTTACAGAAACTCGCGGGATGCGATTGCAAAGCACGTAGAGAGAGAAGATGCACGGCTTTTCCTAAAGTCGCAAATCGCGACATTAGAGGATTTCCCAAACAGAGGGCTTACATTCATCAACGAGTCCGGGCTGTATGCGCTGATCTTCGGTAGCAAGCTGGAGAGCGCAAAACAATTCAAACGCTGGGTGACAGCCGAGGTTCTCCCGGCGATCCGGAAAACCGGCGGGTATCAGCAGACAGCACCGCAGGGCAAAGAGTTACTTGCTCTGGCAGTCCTCGAAGCGCAGAAAACCATTGAGGAGCAGAACCGGACGATTGAACGGATGCGACCGAAAGAGATTTTCGCGGACGCAGTGAGCGCAAGTAAAACGTCCATATTGATCGGCGACCTTGCAAAGCTGATTAAGCAGAACGGGGTTGACATCGGCGAGAAGCGGCTCTTCCAGTGGATGCGGGAAAACGGTTATCTGATCCGGAAGGACGGAGCCAGCTACAACATGCCGACTCAGAAGAGCATGGATCTCGGCGTTATGGAGATCAAAGAGTCCACGATCATCCAGCCGAACGGAAATGTTCGGATCAGCCGCACCCCGAAAGTAACGGGGAAAGGGCAGAGATATTTCGTCAACAAAATTCTATCTGCAATGGCATAGCAGAGATGGCGATGCTAAGGAAAAGCGCAGCGGAGAATTGAAATGCGAGGGCAAGGCAAAGAATAGACTGGCATGGAGACGCAAAGGAGTAGCAACGCGTGGGCATGATCCGCGATGGCAAGGAAAAATGTTGAGTAGAAGGGCTATGGAATAGCGATGCACCGTCATGAGCTGAAAAGCAAAGGAATAGCCATGAAAGACTGGGCAACGAAAAGCCATGGAATGGCGCCGAACAGTAGAGCTGAGCGAGGGCATGGTACAGCGAGCCAACGAACCGGAATGCTACGGAAAGGAATCGCAGGTCGGAGCAAAGGATATTCGCGGAATCGAAATGCGATGCAAAGGAATAGCACTGGAAGCCAGGATGAGCAACGGCATAACAAGGCAATTCATAGATGCGAGCGGACAAGCAAAGGAAATGAAGTGCGGCGGATTGATACGCAGGTGCGCAGCGAAGAGGGCAGAGCGCCGAAATCAAAAAATAAAAACGAAAAGGAGAAAGCAACATGCAGGAAATCAAAGTAAGATTAACATTCACCGAGGAAATTCTTGGAACAGCGGCGGCAGATAAGGAGATTCACAAGACCTATATTGCGTCTCTTGCGCCGAACGCGCCGAGCAAGAAGGAAGAGGTCGAAGCAGTAGGCGTGGAAGAGACGATTGAGAAAGCAATGACCGTTTTCCCGAGAAACAAAGAGGGCGTGCCGATCTATTGGGACTACCAGATTAAGGGATTTTTCAAAGATGCGGCCGGAATGCTGCGTAAGGTCCCGAACACGAAAAGCTCGAAAATTAAGGCGTACAAGAAAGAGATTGACGGGCTGATTTTCGTGAAAGAGCGTCAGATCCCGATTCACTTTGATGGAGAGATCGGAAACTGCGAGCGGCCGCTGAGAGGACAGACACCGCAGGGCGAGCGCGTGGCGTTAGCAAACAGCGAGAGCATCCCGGCGGGGGCGTGGATCGAATTCACGGTGCAGTGCTTGACTGATGGATTGGCGGGAGCCGTGACAGAGTGGCTTGATTACGGAATGCTCAGAGGTCTTGGACAGTGGCGAAACTCAGGGAAAGGCCGCTTCCAGTGGGAACGAATCGAGTAAGGAGGAACATGGAAGAAACGACATGGGAGCAGGCGGAAGGCTTCGCAGTCAGCGTGATACGAGAAGCCAGAATAAGAGCAAAATTCTGGTTTACGGCGTGGCTGGTAACTTTCGTGGTGCTGATAACGGTTGTGGCGGCCGTGTTGGTGATGTAGTAAGGAGGTTCCCCGGATGGAAGAAATTACGAAAGCAGAAGCAGAAAAAATGATTTTCATGTTTATGGGACGAGAAGTCCAGATTAAAGAAAAAGAAGAAAGTCGGATATCGTATCCGGCGCGGTATATGCGGAAATCGGAGCTGCTGAAAATGCAGAATCCCCTGTTGGGGGAAACAGTGCTCGAACGCGCCGAGAAATACGCACCGGCGGGGGTTGTGAGGAAAATCAACCCGATGAAGAAAAACAGCCCGCTTGTGTTCGACACAGTGGAGCTGGAGAAATGGAGGGCGAAGCATTGAAGAAAAAAATTGTAGCAGCAGAAGTGATTCTGTGGGTTACGGCACTCGTGGCCATCAGCAATATCAATTGGGGCGGGTTCTTCTGGTGCTTTTCGCTGATGATTCTCGGGTATCTTGCTTTTCTGGCGGTTGACGCGGAGGAGAAGAGAAAGAAAACAGAAGCCGAAAAGGCGGAAAAGAAGAAAGACAGAGTGTTCCAGATGTGGTTGAGAATGTGAAAAATGCCCTCCGGAGAGACGAAGGGCATCCATAAAAAGACAACATCATCATAGCACATGAAAGGAGAAAAGGCAATGGGAATGAAAGGTTTTAAGGGATTCGAGAAAGATTTTTCCTGCAAAGGGAAACAGTACGAGGAAAACACGATATATGAGGAGCACGGTGTGGGATGCTGCCACAAAGGAGTTATGCATTTTTGCGAGGACCCGTGGGAGGTTCTGAACCATTACGATCTCGTGGATGAAAACGGAAATTTTTCTGAATTTGCGGAAGTAGAAGCATTGGGGCAGGTATGGAATGACGGAGAAAAACGTGCAACAAATAAAATTCACATCGGCGCAAAACTCGGACTTAAAGGGTTCTTGAAAGCGTGCATTGATTTCACGCTTGAAAAAACAAAATATGAGTCAAATGGAACGAATCTGCCCGGCAACTCCGCGAAGATCGGCTCGTCCGGTTACTACGCGCAGATCGGCTCGTC